CTTGGTTAGGTTGGAGTAGTGGCATAGGTCAGAGAATACGTTCTAGTAATCGAGCCAATTCAGATTCCCCTCCTGATTTCGAAAACCGAGACTTAGCCGCAGCGATTTCTGCCTGCGCATTGTCCTTTTTGACGGGACTCGACGTAGGCTTTCCAGGCTGTTTAGGAGCCGTTTTAAGCGGTAGTTTGGCCGAGGGCTTCCCCTTGGTCGCTTCACGCTCCAACCGCAGTCTACGGCCCTCTAGGAAGTCGCCCACAAGCACCTGGTGCTCCGGTAACGCAGAGAGTTGTGGCAACTGCCGCAACACTGCCTGCGCCTCGGTGTACTGGGTGCTGCTACGATCCTTCCAGAACGGATAGATCTGCTCTGCAATAGGCTGGATCTGCTTGTAGTTGTTCAGGAACCGGGCTCTCGACGGGATGTGCATATCCAGCGCGTCTTCTACGCGCCGTTTGATCTGCTTGATCTCGTTAGAGCTGTATTCCTTGTCACCTATTTCGCAGCCGTCGATGTTGTCCTCGCACCAGCGTTTGAGATCTCGGGCCTTGTTCCACTCTTCATCGAGTTTCTTCGCATCCCAGACATCGGCAAACGGATCGGCTTGATTCACCACCGGCACCGGCCTATCGGTTTGGCTCTTCTCCAGCTTGGACTTGGTTTCGTTCAGTTCCCGCTCTAGCTCACCGGCTTTTTCAATGGCCTCACGCTTCTGGCGAGTCAGCTTGTCGATGCGCTTGCGGTAACCGGACGGTTCCTCGTCGGCTTGGTCTTCGGTTTTCTGTTCAGAAAGAACATCCTCAGGAGACTCGTCCTGATTTTCCTCTTGGTTAGCGGTAGGATCCGCTTCCTCGGTCTGAGATTCCGCATCCGCGGCCTCGGACTCTGGGTCTTCCTCAATGATCTGCTTCTGCGGTTTTTCTTCCGGCTCACTGAACCTTTGTTCTAGTACCCTGGCCAATGCCGCCTCATCAAAGGTCAGCGGATTGATTTTAGGAGCCTGTGCCGTGTTTTTAGACAGGATCGCTTCCTGTGTATTCTGTGAGTTATCCATGCTATTTTAACCCTGCAAGCTGGGTATTGTGCGCCATGGTTGTTAAGGTCAACCAAGAAACCGTTGTGGTTAAGAGGTACTAGTTGGACTGATCCGTCAAACCATTAGCTGTCCTCAAATTGTCGATGTAGCTCGATAAATCCTTTAAAGAAGCGGCTCTACCACAGTTGTGGGACCGGCTTGAGTCCGTTAGATCAGGCTGTATTGCACTGAGCACCTCAGACTCAATCATGTCCGATAGCAGTTGAGTCAAGGCACGCATAATTGGCGACTCGTCTCCTGCTGAAACGAATGCCTCTTGGATTTTCTCGTCTGAAAGTCTCATTGTTGAACTCCTAGTCGACCAGTTACAGCGTTTTGCTGCTGTTGAACGCTGAACTGCAGGTTCTCAATGTATTTCTGCAGATTAGCTTGGAAAAGCGGGTCTTGCTGCACCTGCGCCTGGTATTTCGGATTGGATTGGAGCACTTGTTGGCTGAATTGCAGGCGCATGGCAGCCGTAGGATCGGTTTCCCGTAGCTTGGGAGGGTTACCCAAGGACATCAGCGCGATCTCGTTGTTGGTATCCTCAAACATCTTCTGCGATGCAGGCCCTTGTTGCATCACAAGCTCGGTAGCCAGCATCGGGTCAATAGCCCGGAGTGCGACAGAGATCAATTTAGCCCGGTCAATGACGCCGGCAGTGTCCAAAGGCAGGATCAAAGTCGAGATTGCCTTTAGCTTCTCGCTCACTAGGTCGCTGGACATTTCGCGCACGTCGAATTTCAGCGTTACATCGAAGTCCTGCACGTCCTCGCCTATCTGGATCTGCGATCCTGTGATGCGTTGCACCTCCTGGGGTCCCATGTACTGCAGGGTCAGACTAAATACCTGCCGGAATGCCTCGGTCCAGCCATGCAGCCAGTTGTTGATGGTCCTCTGCTGCCGCATCTGGGTCACCGCGGGGGGCACCTTCTCCGTTGGGCGCCCAAAGTACCTGTCGGTCTGCGCCATGACCTCGTTGATCAGCGTGAAAGCCACATTGGGTTCACGGGCAGGAGGCTGCATGAAGCCAATCTCACCGCGGCGTAGCACCGGGATCTGAATGGCCGGCCCAATCTTAAGGTTACCGCCCCTGGTCTTTGGCACCTCTATGGGAGGCAGTGTGGCTAGGGACGTGTAATCGAACACCGAGTCGCGCTGGGCCTTAATCTCCTGCTGCCAGGTCGAACAGATCTCGGGCACACCGCGGCTCTCGGTCATCTTCCGGTGGATAAGCTCTGAGCGCCAGCAAACGAACGGGTACTGGCCGTGCGCATAGTCCAGTAGCTCAAAGTAGCCCCACTTGTCGCCTACCTGAGGACTAAACACCGTGTAGTACACACCCGGGATACCATCGGCATCCACAGCTTTTTGATACGCATAAACTATCTCAATCAAATGCTGTCGATTGTATAGAGAGTTGTTAGGAAGCCCGACAAGGTAGGTGTAGTCAGCGAAGCTAGAAAACCGTCCCATCGTATTGATGGCTTCCTTGGCCCATTCCTCGTCCCACTCGTCGGTCTCCACCTTCTGCATGATCTCAATCTCGGTCATGTAGTATCGGCGGAATACCACTCGGGCACTCTGGATGTCGGTGGTTTCCAATGGGCATATAATCTCATCCCAGGGAGCCAATGCAGTGATCATCGGCTTGTTTTGGACCATCACAGGCACAGGGAAGTCGCATCTGCCATCGTCTCGTAGCTCCCGCACAGCCTTCAGTGCCCGGCGCTTTTTCAAGTTGGGAAAGGCAGCCATAATCAGTTCGCCTGACTGATCATCGGCCTCGGGATTGGCAATGAGGTTGGGGAAGTCGGCCAGGACCGATCCCTCGGGAGACTGTGCTGCCAATGCCATCACCTGCTCCATGGTCAGCTCCTGCTCCTTCTGCCCCATCTCCTGCTGCCAGGAGATATGCACACCCGCCCAGCCGTAAGTCCACAGGTACTGGGACAGCAGCTCCACCTCCCGGGTAAGGTCCGAGTACATCTTGGAGTTCACGGCCCAATCCATCAGGTTATGCGCCGTAGCCGCCTGGTCGACCGTGGTGACATTGCTGGGGACAACCCGGAGCATTGAGCGCCAGAAGGCAGTCGAGCACAGGTCGACCAAGCCATTCACCACCTCGTCGGCCAATGGGATACGCGTGTCGGATGCACCATCCCAAGGGAACGCTGGTTTAGTTGCGTTACTGGCGTCGTTGTTCTTCTTGCCATCGGGAGTTTGGCCAGGCCAACGGCAGAAGCGCGTGTTCTCAATGCGCTCGATACGGTTGCTAACGCCGTTATCCGTAGCAGCACGGCGCAACTCCTCGATCAATGCACCCACATTGGGCTCCTCGCCCACCGTTGCCATTTGATCCGCTGACGTCTTGTATGAATCGCCTTGCATAGTCGTTTCTATTAGTATCCACCGCCGCCGCGGGAATTGAAGCCCCCATTGCCTACGTAAGCAAGGCCCGAGACCAAAAGCATACCGATGCAGTCGATAGGATCCTTGCTAGCCCCTTTCTGACCATCCCTGCCTGTGTGCTCTGACAACGCATAGATCAGGTTGCTGCAGTTCTTGACCACATACAGCGCCGGCTCGTTCAACGGGGTGAGTGCCTGCGTAGCATCGTAGGACAGCAGGCTGTTGATAGCGCTCGTACGCTGGTCCACAGGCACGCCTGGCGCCGGTATGAAGGCCATCCCCTCGTCCAGTGGGTTGTCGGACTCAGCCAGTAGGTCGATGAGAGTGGTGCCCCCTTGTTCCGATAGTGCCGGACTACCGCCTGCCTTAGGATCAATCAATCGCATCACAGGCTCCCCATAGCCTAGCTCTGCCTCAATGGTCCGAAACATCGTCCGATACTCCGATATCGACCGACCTGCATCCAGTGTCTGAGCAGGGCCTGCTTTACCGTCATGCTTCTCGCTCGGGAATGTCCATTCGCCATAGTTGGTGTAGTCTGGGAACTCCCGCACCACGATCCGCCTGCCATCCTCGTAGACCAGCATCCACATACAGAACCAGTTCCGCGCTCCGGCAGGGTCGCATACCATGTACAGCGTCCCCCCAGGAGGCACGGCCTCGGGCTCAATGCAGTGGATATCCACCCGGAACCGGGCGAAGGCCTTCCCAATATTATCAGAAGCCCACCCATAGGCCCGGGTCAATATCTGCCCCATAGGTGCGGTCACCAGTTTCATCTTCATTTCATCGAACGGGTTGTACGGGTTGTCCTCCGAGAAGAAGAACACCGTCCGCCTATTGGTCTGGGCCTGCACCATTGTCCTGGCTGCTTTACCGACAGGCCATGTAGGCAACGCCTGCTTACCCTTCAGCAGTTCGGCCTCATCGAACCGAGTGATAGCAGAGCCGGCCGTGTACTCCTTGTAGACCGAGGCTACGCCCTCCAATGGCGTCTGGGTAACCAGTAGCTTGCCGCGGCGTGTAATGAGCCTATAGCGCAGTGTCTCAACCCAGCTCTGTGGCACCAACTCGTCGCACCAGATCATGTCCGCTTCCCGCCCCTCAATAGTGTTCTCCGATTGCGTGTAGTTAAGGAAGTCGCACCGAGAGCCATTAGGAAGGATGAATGAACCGTCTGTGAAACCATTCTTCCGGCTGTAGTTGAGGTAGTGTATCCTACCTTTCTTAGTGCCCCGTAGTGCTACAGGTAGGTAGTTATATATAGCAGGCTGCTGGACCGTCACCGAGGTGGCATGGCTGGTATGGCAGCACAGTACCGCGGCGTTCTCCTTTTCAAGGAGCGTCTGCACTACCCTACGGGCTGCCCATAGCGTTTTACCAGCCCGGTTGCCGCCGGATACCAACAGCTCCTGGGTGAGTGCGTACTCGGTGTTGCCGATCTCCCAGTGGTCAGGGATGTAGCCGTAGGTATACGGGTCGGCCTTCTCCAGTGTGACTAGCTGGGTGCGCTTAAGGCGTAACTCGACAGCACGTGGGTGCGCGGCGTCTACCCGGGGTATGACAGGGTGCAACGGCTGTTCGTTCCACCAGGCTGTGTTGCACGCCTCGGTGCAGAAGCGCTTTTGCTTAGGGCCGGTGTGGTGCTTGAGTACAACGAATGGCTTGGAGCAGAGGAGGCAGAGGGGGGTGGACATTTGTTAATATTTTTCGCTTTGGTTTACCCGTCGCCTTTTGGCGCTGCAGCCGATGGCCTG